GCAGTTCAAGCATTGAGTGGCCCAGGTGCGGTAAATATCACAAGTCTTGCCACTGCTTTTACTTCAACTGCTACTGGCAACGCGCTGACGCTTGCAGACGGCGCACAAGGCCAACTCAAGACAATCATTTATGTTGCAGAAGCTGCTGGCGGTGATACTGGTGTTTTGACTCCAACTAACCTTGGCAGCGGAACCACAATTACTTTTAACGCGGTTGGCGATTCAGTAACTCTTCAGTTTGCTGGCACTGACTGGTGGGTTGTTGGATTTCGTGGTGCTGTAGTAGCGTAATGAAAACGCCGATTCTTGGCTCAACTTATGTGGCCCGCAGCGTCAACGCTGCGGATGCCCGCATGGTCAACCTGTTTCCAGAAGTTATCCCCGAGGGCGGTAAAGAACCTGCATTCTTGCAGCGCTGCCCAGGGTTGACGCTTTTGTCGGCGGTAGGCAACGGCCCGGTTCGTGGCCTGTGGGCGTTCTCAAGCACTGACGCCACAGCGTTTGTGGTGTCGGGCACTCAACTTTACAAGATCAACACGTCTTACGTGCCCACGCTGATTGGCACTGTAGCCGGTACTGGGCCGGTTAGCATGGCCGACAACGGCACACAATTGTTCATTGCAGCCAACGGCCCCAGTTACATCTACAACGCTACCACCAACGCCTTTGGCCAGATCACTGACCCTGACTTTCCTGGCGCGGTGACGGTCTGCTATCTGGACGGCTATTTTGTGTTTAACGAACCCAATAGCCAAAAGATGTGGGTCACAACCCTTTTGGACGGCACGTCCATTGACCCGCTTGAGTTTGCCAGCACTGAAGGGTCGCCCGATGGCCTGCTGGCCGTGGTGTCTAACTTCCGCGAGGTTTGGGCTTTTGGTACAAACTCCATTGAGGTCTGGTACGACTCAGGCGCCACAGACTTCCCCCTGCAACGCATCCAAGGCGCGTTTAACGAGCTTGGCTGCGCTGCCCCCTACTCCATCGCCAAGATGGATAACGGCCTTTTCTGGCTGGGTCGGGATCGCCGGGGGCAAGGTATCGTCTACCGGGCCAACGGGTATCAAGGCCAGCGCATCTCGACCCATGCGGTCGAGTGGCAAATCCAACAGTACAGCGACATGTCGGACGCTATTGCGTACACTTATCAACAGGATGGCCACAGCTTTTACGTGCTGATCTTCCCCACGGCCAACACCACTTGGGTGTACGACGCGGCCACACAAGCCTGGCATGAGCGAGCCGGCTTTGTTGACGGCGCGTTTACCCGTCACCGTAGCAACTGCCAAATGGCGTTCAACAACGAGGTTGTTGTTGGCGACTTTGAAAACGGCAACATCTACGCCTTTGACCTTGACGTGTACGCCGACAATGGCCAGATTCAGAAATGGCTGCGCACTTGGCGGGCGCTGCCCACGGGTCAAAACAACCTCAAGCGCACGGCCCACCACAGCTTGCAATTGGATTGCGAAACGGGCGTAGGGTTAAACCTATACCCAGCATACGCCAGTGAAAACATAGACACTGAGTCGGGGTTAAATCTTGTGGCTCAGTATGTGCAAACATATTTGGCCACTCAATCAGGCGACATATTGACCACCGAAGCAGGGGATGGTTTTGAACCGATTGGGCAATACGAATTGTCAGACACTGACATTACGGGCTATGAAATTGTTACCAATTCATATCCTGCCGCACCAGGCTACGAGCCCGAAGCCATGCTGCGTTGGTCAGATGACGGTGGCCACACTTGGTCAAATGAGCATTGGTCGCCGCTTGGTCGAATTGGCGCGTATGGCCACCGGACGTTTTGGCGGCGGCTCGGCATGACAGTCAAGCTGCGAGACCGCGTCTATGAGCTGTCCATGACTGATCCGGTCAAAGTGGCCATCATGGGGGCCGAGTTAATCATTAGCCCGACCAATGCCTAGCCCAAACGCGACGCCCACGCCCATTACACCCCCCAGGGTGCCGTTGATTGACCCGCGCACCGGGTTGATTGACCGGGCGTGGTATTTGTTTTTTCTGTCGCTCAACGACATTGCCACGGCGGTTGTTGACGTTGTAGATGTTGGCCCTGACTCAATATCCTTGATTGCGTCCTATGACGCCGCGCTTCGTGCGGTCAATCAAGAATTGCAAACGCTGCCGCCGGTTGTTACCTTACCAGTTCCTGACGTATTGACTGACTGTTGTTCAGCGTTGGTGTCTCAGATGGCTGAGATGCAAAAACAGATTGAAGGGTTGCAATCGCAACCCATTCTTGACATCGGCGCAGTCAACGCATCTATTGCGGCGCTGTCAACCGTGCCAGTGACTGTAACGGCAGACTTTACAGTGGGCACCAGCAATTGGTACATCAACAATAAGACCGGTTCAACCTGTACAGTAACCCTGCCAACTGCATCTACATTCCCCGGTGGGTACTTGACCTTCCAAAATTATCAAGCCCAGACGCTGGTGTCAGCGTCCAGCAATGTCGTCCCCCAAGCTGGCGGGGCGGCGGGCACCGCAATCCTCTTGGCAGTTGCAGGCAATTGGGCGACAATGGTGTCTGACGGCACCAATTGGGTCATCATGCAAGCTGCCGCTAACAATTGCCTTTTACTGGAGTAACCCATGACAGTCACCGTCAAAGTCCTTGTCCCCGCCAAGATTGTCGAGAACAGTCAAACCACCCAGTACACAGCTACTGGCGTCACGGCCATCATTGACAAATTCACCGCGACCAATTACAGCGGCAGCGCCGCAACCATCAGCGTCAACTTGGTTACGGTGTCCGGGTCTGCCGGCAACTCTAACTTGATCACCAAGACCAAGACGCTCCAAGCGTCTGAGGTCTATACTTTCCCCGAACTGGTGGGCCAAGTGCTGGGCGTGGGCGACTTCATCAGCACCATTGCAGGCACTGCCACAGCTATCAACATGCGCGTCAGTGGCCGTGAGGTGACTTAATGAAGTTTATCGAGCCTGACATCCAACATCATTTTGGTGGCGGCGTTTACGCCAAGGAAACATTCATTCCCGCCGACAAATGGCTGGTTCAGCACACGCACAAGTTTGATCATTTGTCGGTGCTGGCTAAAGGCTCAATTGAATTGATTGTTGACGGCGAATCTACCGTGATGCACGCCCCGGCGTGCATTACCATTAAAGCGGGCAAACACCATGGCATTCGCTCTTTGACAGACGTTGTTTGGTACTGCATTCACGCAACTGATTGCACCAACGAAGATGAGATTGACGACATGATCGTTGCACCTGTAGATAATCGGCAAGTGCATAATATTGCACAGCTTTTAAGCGAGGGAGTTTGATATGCCTTGGATGATACCCGCCGCCATTATTGGTGGCTCACTATTAGGTAGCAGCGCATCGCGCAGCGCGGCCAGCACGCAGGCAGACGCCGCCAGCCGTGCGTCTGATGCGCAACTGCAAATGTTCAGAGAGCAAGCGGCGTTGCAAGAACCGTTTCGCCAAGCTGGCGTTCGCGCGTTGCCCCAGCTTGAAGCGCAACGCAACATGATGCCGGGAGCGTTTACTGGTCAAGTTAACTTGGGTCAAGACCCAGGCTATGCGTTTCGATTGTCCGAAGGCCAGAAGGCGTTGGATCGCAGCGCTGCTGCCCGAGGCGGTTTGATCTCTGGCGGGGCCATGAAGGCCGCACAACGATTTGGGCAAGACTTGGGTAGCCAAGAGTACCAAAACGCCTACAACCGGGCGCTGACGGGCTACAACGCCAACGTAGCGCGTGAGGCCACAGGCTACAACCGTTTGGCAGCTCTTGCGGGCATTGGTCAGACGGCCACAGGTCAAATTGGCGCTGCCGGGCAAAATGCCGCCACCAACATGGGTAACTTGATGACCTCAGGCGCAGCCGCAAGCGCGGCAGGTCAAGTCGGTGCGGCCAACGCTTTGACCGGCGGCTTGAGCACCTATTTGAACTACAACCAAGGCAACAATTTGGTCAATGCAATTAGGGGCGGCGGCGGCGGCAATGTTTCTGGCGGTAATTTTATGAACCAATACAACGCAATTGGTGGCGGGCCCGCTTCAGCTAGCTATGGGTACTACGACATACCTATGCAGCCCGGTGGAGGATATTAATCATGGCACTCAACCCTTCTATTGCACTGGGCGTTAAAGGCATTGAAGTGGCCAACCCGTTGGCCCAATACACCCAAGTTGCGCAACTTCAAGCAATGCAAAATCAAAATCAAGTCAGCCAGATGCAACTTGATCAGATGCGCCGTGATGACGAAACACTCAAGCAAATTCAAGCCAAAGCTGTAGAGCATGGCGGCCCGGCTGATATAAACCAGATTGCTAACGCCTATATCAATTCGGGCAACCCCAAGTTCATGGAGTTTGGTATTGGCCTGCGTCAAAAGTTGGATGAGCGCGCACAATTTGCCAATATTATGCGCATGGGCCAACCTTCTTCCGCTGCGCCTGTCGCCAATGCGTTGACCGCGCCTATGCAAGCTGGCGCGCTGGGCTCAGGTACATTTGGCATGGCCCCTGAGCCTGTCAATCGGCTTGCTCCTGCGCCGGCTCCAGCCGCAAATGCTTTAGCTGCACCAGACGTAAGTGGTTTGCGGGCTAAACGCAACGCTCTTTTGGCTATGGGCACGCCTCAAGCCATTGCGGCGGCGCGTGCCATGGACGCGGATATTGCGTTGGCGTCCAGAGAGCCCACGTACCACAACGTTGCTGGCGTGGGCTTGGTTGATCCTCGCAACGCCCGCGTTGTGATGCCGTCGGTTGAAAGACCGCCCGCACCGCCGTCAAGCGTGGCCGAGTTTGAGCGCGCTCAACAAGACCCCGCGTTTATGCGGTTCCTGCAAGAGCGTGCAGCGGCTATTCGACCGCCGCGTCCAGAGGCAGCGCCCCGCACGCAGCAAGTAACGATGAGCGACGGCACGTTGGGTATCATGAACATGGACACCGGCGCAATTACGCCTGCTAATCTGGGCGGCGCACCAGTTAAAGGTAAGCCTTCAGCGTTTGCCGAAAAGACGGCAGCGCAAAAAACTCAGATGGGTAAAGACCTTAATTTTGCAATTACACAGCTAGGCGACATCACAAAAGATGGTGGACTGATTGATCAATCTACTGGCAGCGGTGCAGGTCGGCTAGTTGACATTGGTGCAGGCTTTGTTGGCCAAGCAACAAAAGGCGCAATTGCAATTGGAAAAATTGCGCCAGTTGCAGACTTGGTGTTGAAAATGGTTCCACGATTTGAAGGCCCGCAATCAAACAAAGACACGCAGTCTTACAAAGAAGCTGCGGGTCAATTGGCCGATCCTACGCTTCCCACAGCAATCAGAAAAGAAGCGGGTAAAACTGTTCTTCGTTTAATGAAAGAACGTCAAGGTCAGTTTGTAAGTAGCGATATGGCTACTGAAGGTGCAGCGCCTGCGCAGATTGCACCGCCGGCTGGATTTGTCCCCGATCAAAGGTAAAACATGAGCTTGCAAACTGCAACCAACCCCACTACCGGCGAACGTGTTGTTTTGGTTGGCGACCAGTGGAAGCCGATCACACAGTCTGCCACCAATAAGGAAGGCGTAAAAGCGTACCTTGTAGACAACAAATGGCTCACCGATGATGCGCCTGCTACCGCGCCTGCGCCCAGCGGTGGGGGTATTCCTGGCCCGCGTGCGGGCCCATCAGCGTACGGCGCCGCGCCGTCAAATCCTATTTTAAGATCGTTGTACGCGCCTGTTGTTGGTTTTTACCGGGGCTTACAAGACATCACTGACACTGCTGCAATTGCGGCTACAGAAGCATTGGGCATCAAAGGCGCGCGGGATATATCGGCGCAACAGAAACAACAATACGAACAGAATTACGGCAACCTAATGGGCGGCGAAGTCGGGCGCATAGGTGGCCAAATAGTAGGCACGTTGCCGGTGGGCGGTGCAATCGCTGCACCAATAAAAAAAGCGGCCCAGATGGCCCCTTCTCTGGCAAAATTTTTGACACCGTTAGCCACGTCTATTGAAAGCGCGGGGTTTCAGACCGGCCTTAAATCAGGCGTGGCTAACGTGGCGACAAAAGGTGTAGGCGGCGCGGTAATAGGCGGTGCATCTGCTGCGGCAGTCAACCCAGAAGACGCCGGCATGGGCGCGGCCATAGGCGCTGCCGTGCCTACGGTAGTGGCGCCGTTGGTTGGCAAAGCGGTGAAATACGGGCGCAAAATTGCAGACTTAAAATCAGCCACATACTTGGACGCCGTTGAAGGTAAAGGTCAAGATATTGTCAACGCCTTGCGTGACAAGGGCGCCGTGATCGTCCCCGGCTCCGCACCAACTGCGGGCCAAGTGGCCGCGCCTGTTGGCGGGGCCAAATTCTCTGCATTGCAACAAGAACTGTCCGAGCTACCCGGTACGGCGACTGAGTACGCCGGTGCGGCTGCGCAAACAAACCAAGCGAGATTGGCACAAGAGGCGCGTGCCCAGCAACGATTTCAAACTGTTGCAGGCAAACTGCAAGCAAAGATTGACCGTAATTTGGTCGATGTCAGCCCGTCTGAAATAGGCGATGCGTTGACCGCCGCTGCCAACGTTGAAAGACAAGCTGTTAAAACCAACGTGACTCAGCCTGCGTATAAGGCCGCGTTTGATGCAGCGGGCGATGCCAAAATTGACATTTCAAATGTTATCGCTGACGCCGAACGCATTCTGGATCGAAAGCTGTCGTCTTTTGCTACCGAGACTGCACCAGACACGGTTCGCAAACTTCTTGGCTTTGTGCCTGCGCCCCCGGCGCCAAAACCTGTTGGTGGTGGGCTCATATCTAGCAAGTTAAAAACACCCGCACCGCCGGCGTTGCCGCCGCAGGCCACGCTGCAAGACCTTGATGACGTGCGCAAAGCAATTAACGCCGACATTGCCGCAGCCAGCACCAGCAACGCGCCCATGGCGCCGACAACGCTGCGCAACTTGCGGGAATTGCACACCGCTGTTGACGATGCAATTGGCAAAAGCACCACTTTGGCCGACGACGCCAAAACGCTGTATGCAAATGCCGTGTCTACATACCGCACTGAATACGCGCCCAGGTTTAAAGAAGGCGTCAACGCCAACCTGTTCAAGCGCACCAGTTTGGGTGAAGACAAAATTCGGCCCGAAGATGTCATAAACCGCTATTTCACGCCTAATGGTGAGTCAGAAGCGCGGCAATTTACCCAGTTGTTTGGCAACAATCCAGACGCGCTAAAAATTGCACGGGCGGGTATTGAAGACGTCTACCGTAAAAAGGTTGCGCAAGGCGGCATGTCGCACGCCAACTTTATGCGAGACTATGGGCGCACGATTGACATCTATGACAACGCGGGGATGAATTTGCGCCAGCGGTTCGATGTCATCAACAAAGACGCGCAGCGTTTGGCGCGTGTTGAAGACATGGCCAAAGCAAGCGGCAACAAGTTGGCCCCCGCTTTACCCCCTGGGTCTAACGCCTTGGCGGTGGAAGCGCGAATTGGTGAGTTGACCAAAGGGTTAGACAACCGTCAATTGACCGCAATCAATTCTGTACGCGACGATTTGGCCCGCGAAGCTGAGTTTGAGCGCTTGGCGTCCGCAGGCCGAAAGAGCGGCAAAGATGTAAGCCAGATAGCAACTCAAGCCGGTAAAGAGACCGGCGTCGTGCCTGCGCCGTCTATTTTGTCCATGCCCATCACCATCTACAACGCGGTGGTCAAACGACTGCTGGGCGTGGTGGACGATAAATTGGCCATGGAATTGGCGCGTGAAATGTTAAGCCCGGCGGTTACTGCGGAGTCCATTCAAAAAGCATTGACCCGGCAGGCTGAACAGCAAGCAACAAATCAACTGACAAGGCAAATTGCGCCTCGCGCTGCTGCCGCTGCCGCGCAAATGCCTGCGTCAGAAAACCGTAACGCTCTAGCACAATGATGGACTACCAAATACTCTTCAACATCGCCGTGGCCATTGCCGGGTTCTTCGGCGGGTGGACGCTCAACCGCATCTACATTGCCATCGACCGGCTGGACGGCGACGTGCGCAACATGCCGCATAACTACATAAGCAAAGACGACTACAAAGCCGACATCCGCGACATCCGCGACATGCTGGGCAAGATTTTCGACAAGCTCGACAACAAGGCTGACAAATGATCGACCTCACCAAAGCCATTGGAGCGGTTGCCGCAAGCGTTGCCGCACTGGGCGGCAGCTACACGCTGGCCGATAAATTTGGTTGGTTTGATAGGGCCATCCTTGAATGGTCACCAGAGCATTTCAAAATCGTGGCAGAGGTTGGGCAGCCCATCAACGTCACCGTTGCGCGGATCAAGAAGCGCGACGACTGCTCTGTTGAGAGTTTCACCCCAAGCATTCGGGACGCAGCAGGCATGGTGCATGAGGCCACCACCACCGCAAGCAGATTCAGCGGCCCAGCAGGGCCAGAGATCGACACGTTTACATACCAACTCACCATGGTGAGGAAAGAAAAGATTGCTGAAGGCAAGGCAACCTTACTGGCGACCATCAAATACAAATGCCCAGAGGGCGAGCGCGTTGTGCAGTACCCGCGCCACACCAACCTTAGTTTTGAATTGAAAGGTTAAGCATGCTAACCCTGTTCTCATCCCTTATCAGCTTCTTGATGGGCGGTCTACCCAAAATCCTTGAGCTATTCCAAGACCGCGCTGACAAGAAGCATGAGTTGGCGCTCGCCGCCATGCAAACCGAGCGCGAGCTCACGCTAAAGAAAGCCGGCCTGGAAGCGCAAGAGCGCATTGAGCACATCCAGACCGAGCAGATTCAGATCAACGCCGAGGTCACCAACAACCAGACGGCCATGCAGGAGCGCCAGGCGCTGTATGCGCACGACATCGCGCTGGGCCAAGGCGCCAGCATCTGGGTGACCAACATGCGCGCAGCGACCCGTAGCGTCATCACCTACG